AGACTGCATCTAACGTAACATCTACAGCAGTATCATCTGCCACTGCATTGGTTAATAAAACTGGCTCAATTAATATTGAATCTGCATCTACTCTAAGAGATACTGGATATATAACTACAGGTTATATTAGATATGGAACATTAGAACCTAAGAACTTTAAACGTTTACTTGCTCGTGGTGAGTTTACTTATGGTTCATTAACATTAGAAACTATAGATAAAGATGGCACAGAGTATGACCATATTACTTATGAGTCAGGTATAACTGCTGCTGAAGTAACTACATCTCAACCTGATACTGCACAGGAATATGTAGCCTATAAGTTTATTCTTAATCGTGATACTACCGATACAACTAAAGGTCCTACGTTTAAAGGTTATCAGGCTAAGGCTACTATTGCTACACCTAGACAAAGATTAATGAAGTTTCCCGTTTACTGTTTTGATATAGAAACGGATAGATACAATGTGGTATCTGGTTATGAAGGCAAGGCATTGGCACGTTTACAACTTTTAGAAAATGTAGAAGAAGGTGGCGATGTGGTTGCTTGGCAAGACCTCACTACTGGCGAAACTCGTCAAGTAGTTATTGAAGAACTATCCTTTACTCGCATGACTCCACCTGATAAAAGGTTTGATGGATTCGGTGGCGTAATTGAGATAACTATTAGAACGGTATAATTACATGACACCTGCTGACTGGGCTGCACTTGCAGTATCTATAACCACACTTGTTGGAGCAATAGCATTAGGAGTAAGACATTTAGTTAAACACTATCTATCTGAACTTCGCCCCAATGGTGGCTCAAGTGTAAAGGACCAGGTCAATAGACTAGAAGAAAAGGTAGAATTTTTAACTACTTTTGTAATAGAAGCATTAAAGAAATGAGGGACAATGACAACTGTTGCCAAGAGAGCCACACCTGCTGCGATTGCTGTATTGCGCCAAGCAACAGCGTTAAGACCGAAGCGGAAGAAAGCAAGCGATGGTCTGCTTCCGTCTGCTGCTCATTTAAAGCAGAGTCCTAACTCAGACCATAATACTGGTTATGCAGTTGATTTAACTCATGACCCTAAAAATGGTATTGATTGTTTTGAAATATATGAGAAGTTGCAATCAGATTCTAGAGTTAAGTATCTAATATTCCAAGGTAAAATTTGGTCAGCCAAGAATGGCGAAGCCCGATATACTGGTATCAATCAACATAATAAACATCTACATATTTCCATCAAAGATAACTGCGGTAATGACACATCACCTTGGTTTCCTTGGCTGGGAAAAGTAACAACACTCAACAAGGTGAAGGCTTCAGTGAAGCCATTACCAAAGAAGGAGAATCAATGAAAGATTTAATTGCTAAGTTAAAGAGCAAGAAGACTAAGGCTGCAGTCAAGTCTTATCTTCGTGCAGTACTAGCATCAGCAATCACAATGGGACTAGCATTGGCTGCTGACCTTACCCCTGAATACGCAATTTTAATCGGCTCAGTAGCCGCACCATTGGCTAAATGGGCAGATAAAACCGAAAAGGAATACGGTATAGGCTCAAAGTAATACCCATAATTGGGCTTTAAAGGCCCTTTATAGACACGAATAACCCCCGCCCTAGTAGAGATACTAGAAAGCGGGGGCTTTTCTTGTTTTCTAAGCAGTTCCCCTCTACTTAGATAACTCTTGCACCACTTGGAGGATTTTATCTGGTCGTATCAGATAGCCCTTTGACGGATTAGGTTCTATATTACAGGTAATTGGGTGTCCATACAAGGTAATGGCACGCCGTAAATGTTCTATTGGTACTATAAATACAATTCCTTCTAATACAAATGCCCAGTATTCAGCCTTAGTTGCAGATATACCAGATGGATACCACTCACCATTGTTATGTGACCAGCACACAGTTTCTATATATAAGTTACCAGTATTCTTCCACTTCAAATCTGTTTTGACCTCTATGGTTTTGCCATTAGTTAGTAGTTGATTAACTAAGGACTCGCCTTCATGTCCTACTGATAGGTCTAAATCAAAGTCAGATAGTTTTGACATCGTACTCCTTAAATTTTGTTATAGGTACACGCCAACCATTAATGTATGAGTCGTAGTATTCAGGTTTGGCAAACTCATCTGGCTTTATATAACCATATATTTCTACGCTAGAATAGTATTCTGTATCTAAACACTTAGTTCCAATAATAATTCTACCTATATCTTTGCCCCAAAAGGCAATACTATCTTGAGTTCTAATAGACCTAACTTCTATATTAGTTCCTACATCTGCTATTGGATAGCGTTTAGTATGTAAAGAATTTGGATACCAAGGGGTATTCCAGGCTAAATGATATTGCTTTGCTACTGCCCACTCACATACATTAGCCCGTATGTTTGCATTTATTTCTGGCTCTAATTTACCATCTGCTTTACCTTGTGCATAGTTAGGTTTATCTTTAGAACCAAACTTAGTTAGCCAACGTTCTATTGCTAACAAGGTACACACTCTAACTTCTTCTTTAGACAGACTGACTATCATATTCCACGTCAATAAACATAGATGCAGGAAGAACTGTTTTACCAATTATTCCATGTTTACTTCTATGTCTGTTCCTTTCTTCCATAGTAGTTCCTGCCCATATTCCATGCACTAGATTCTCTATTGCATAGTCAAAACACTCGACTCGTACTGGGCAAGTGTTGCACATTCGTTTAATAAAATCAAGGTTAGTATAGTTACCTTTCTCTTCAGTAAAAAATATTTCTACATCAATACCAGCACATGCTGGTGTATCACTGAATCTCATTATCCTCCTGTTGAGTAGAAGCCACTTCCTTTAAAGTGTACTGGTGTAGAGGACCATATACGAATCATAAGATTTTCGCAAGAGGTACAATCTGGTGGATTAGAATCAGTTGTTTCTATTATTAAATCACAGTCATTACATTTAAAATCATAGTATGGCATTAGTCGCAATCCATTCCTATATCATCTATTGGTGTAGGTAGGGTAACCAATGAACCACAATTTACACACTCACCATCTAAAAAATAAAAGGCTATTTCCCCTGCCTCAAAGGCTACTATGGCTGTAAATAATTCTGAACCACATAAACATATATCACCTATTGGATTACCACGCAGGTCCATAGCCTTGCTGTAATCCTTTTTAAATAGGTCTGATATCTCTTTAGGATTCTCTTGGTTCATTGGCTTCTTCTGTTTCTATGTTATCTATATCTGTATATGTACGCCATCCACCTAGGTTTCTTATTAAAGAATTAACTGCACGTTCAACTCGTTTTCTTGCACCGTCTGCAGATGTATTTAATTCTTTACCTAACTCAGTCCACTCGCAGTTATCTGTCGTAAAACGTAGTCTTAAAATATTTTGTTTAGCCTCTGCCAACTGATTGTATGCTTTTTCTATGTCTGACCGTAGAACTAACCAATTGTTACCATCTGTAATTTCGCCTTTACCAAACTTAAAGTTAAGGTCTTTTATTTTACTAGGTATTTCATAACTGCCTGAGATTATAGAAGGTAAGAATACTTCTATCACTGAAGAGTCGTAATAGTATAAGTCTATTAAATCATAACCTGATTTTTGAGACTTTTCTTTTTCGCAAAAAGTTATTGCTGCGTTCCGCAGAGATTTAGCAATTAATTTTTCTTTATCTTTGGCTGGTAGTTTAGACCATTCTTTATATTTATTTGGATGGGTAACAAACCACATCCATAAAGTCTGCCTGATATCATCAGGGTCAAGCATTGAATATTTTTTGTAATACTCAGAGGCAAGGGAGGATACAAGCAACTCATACTCTTGTACCCACTCCTCATTCATACTTTAATCTGCACCTTCCCATTGTCCTCTTTGTACCAATAGTCCTATTATAGCATAATTAGCCAGGTCTATAAGAGTATCTTCTATTGATTCATAATTGGGAGTGTTGCCTGTATCTATTAGGTTATTTAGTCTGGCTAGTTTGTCATGCATCCTAACTCGCAGTCCATTCATAGCCCCACCTGGGGCGTGAGATATATTTAATGGGCCATAATCTTGTTGTTTTTTTAATAGGATTGCAGTTAACTGGTTAACTATTGCATCTACATCACTTGGGTTTTTCATCTAATATTTCCTTAATACTAGTATCAAATTGTTCCATTGCTGCTGCTATTTGTATTTCATCTGTAAATTCTTTGCCTTCGCCTACACTGCTAGCGTATATAACTGTAGCCAATAGTGTAATCATACGCATTGAACTTTCTGGGTCATGTTGTATTGTTAAATATATATCTCGTAATGCATTTAATATGTCTAACCCTTGGCCATCTGATATGGCTAGGCCAACCATACGCCTATTTTTTCCTACAAAATCCCAAAACTCTTCATCATTATCCCAAGCATTTTCTGATTCGCTCATCTATCCACTCCTTTCCTTCTTGTATTATGATGCTGTTTACATCATGTCCTTCTGGCATTTGTAGTAAGTTAACATTAGGTAGTTCTCTACTTAACTTCTTACCAAACTCTAGTCCTGCATTGTCACCATCTGCTAATACAATTACTGTTTCAAAGTCATCTAGTATCTTAGAATAAAATGGTTTCCAATTATTAACTCCTGGTATACCAATAGATGGATGTCCAGTCTTGGCTGATAATACAACTGTATCTAGTTCACCTTCTGTCACACATATGTAATTACCTGCAGTTAAAACTGCTTGAGCATTATACATTGTAGTCTTAGCCCCAGGTACACCCATATACTTAGGTTCATCTGGATGGTTATTGACACTTCTAAATCTAATATCAACAACACCTGATGGTGTTATATATGGAATTGCTAGCCTACTTTTGTAGGACTCATGTCCTGGTAATGGTTCTTTAACTATCCCTAGATGAAATTTCTTTGCCTCTTCTACCGAGAGATGTCGGGTTAAAAGATACTCTTCTGCTAGATGAAGATGCTTTGCGTACTCCTCCGTTGCTTGGTAAAGATATGTCCTCTGCGAATTTGAGAGCCTCACTGTAACTACCTCCTTGTCTGTATATAATCAAATCGTAAACATCGCCTTGCACTTCGCAACCAAAACATTTAAATCTATTCTCTTCATAATTAATTGCTGCTGATGCATGTTTGTCGCCATGATAAGGGCACTTCATCTTGCGCCAACCATGCCCCACGGCTGGCAGGGTGGCGCCTATATGTTCTAGGTAGGCAGCAATACTGTGCTTATCCATAACAACAATCCTATCATTTCTTGTTGAAAGTATGTTAATAAAATTAATAGTTCACTTATCATTTAGAATCTTTCTGATTAACTCTATCCATATTTTTGCTGGCATTGTGGCATACCATTCTCCTACATCTCCTTTACCTATTCGTTTATGTATTACTGCACCTGTCCATGCATTATCGTTTTTGATTTCTACTTCTAGTTCTTTTACCCATGCTGATAGGTCTAAACGATAATGATTCTTGACTTCTATTACTACACCGTTAACTCCTGCTATATCACCTTTGTCTAACTGAGAACCTGCAATCCTACGCTCAGCATAAGGGAACCATTTCTTTAACCATTTAACTACATCTGCTTCTGCCTTGGAACCTTTAGCCTTGCGTGGATTACTCATCCCAACTCCTGTTGTTGTAGGTAACGAATCATAACATCATCTAGATGCATAGACTCTGGATTAAATGAAAGAGTTACATAGTTGTTTCCTGTTTGGTCAGCCTTACCATAACGATTCTTAACTGGGGCTACGCACAAAAAGTTATCATCTCCCTGTTTCATCTGCCCGATAGTTAATACCATTGCTGGTATCTGGTTAACTAAACCTTGAACTGCTGACCGTGGTTGGCATGGATAGTTTTCAAATCCTTCCTTGGTATGGTGCAGAACTAAAACTGCAGCATTGGTATCCCTTGCCAAATACTTTAGTTCTTTCATTGCTGCACGCATACCTTGGAATTCTTCGTGTCCATCCATTGCTATGTCCATCAAGTTATCTACAACTATAAGTGTTGGGCTTCTGCCCCATACTGTTTCGAATGCAGATACTTCTTCATCTAAATCTTTAAGTGTAGGTGTAGATTCAAAAGACCAGAACAAATGATTGTTTAATAATAGTATTTCGTTTGCCTTGTCTGGGTCTTTCTTTAGTAAATTCTCAGCCATCTGCTGACTCATATTACCTGCCATTGCAATTAAACGCATAGCCATAGTATGAGCATTAGTATCTGCGCTGAAGTAAAGCGTTGGTAGTTTAGTTCTGGCTGCAATTGCTAGTGCAATTGAGGATTTACCTGCACCTGGAGTGCCTGCTATAACTGTTACCTCTGCTCTACGTAATATAATTCCTGCTCTTTCAAATGCCTGAAAGGCAGGGGGCAATGGTTCGCCCCCCACCTCGGCTTTTTTAATTGAGCGTCTAAGTGTTTTCACTTGACCTGGTCTGGAACAAATGTGTTCCATGCTGAATCAGTTGTCTTTAGATAAACATTTTTACATTTATCAAATGAACCTTTAGGTGCTGGGCAAAAATAACCACGATACATTGAACCATCTTTACCTGTTCCTTGTATTGCTGTCATCTTTCCATGTGGACAATTGCGTCCACCAAGCGTAGTAGTTGAATTATCTATTGGACTGATACTGGCGCCTAGTGCTGATGCAACTTGTCCTACTGTCATAGGTGTAGGTATTGTGCCACGAATTGCTTTTTCAAGTTCCATTGTGGCTGATGTAATTGCATCTAATCCTTGAGCAACTATGCTATCTAGTTCTGTTCCGTCACTTGCACGGACTGTTACTAAACTACCTGCTGCTGTCTTGATTGTGATGCTGATTGGTGCTTCTGTGTGAGACACTATTTGTTCTCCTGTTCGAACGGATAGGCTAGACCTTTTTGGTCTCGCCACTTTCTTGCTTTCATGGCAAATTGTAAACCTTTAAAGCCTTCTTTAATATCTATCCACAATAACTTGCATGTGCCTGTCCCTGCAGGTAGATGGATAATGATTGCTTTGTCTTTGTTTACATCACCCCATGTGCCACGGGTTGCCGTTGCACTATCATACGGCAAGCCGTTGGCGTATATAGCCAACTGTATTGAGATATTATTTGGATGGTCTACTCGACCTGTCTTAATATCTGCAATAAATAACTCGCCTTTATACTCAACAACTCTGTCTGGTGTGCCAGCAATCTTGTATTTATCTAACACACTAAACTGTTCTATGAATTTCTTGTTGAGAATTTTAGTTGCTTCTTCATAAGCCTTTATATCTGGTGCCCATTGCGGTGGGACTATACCTAGGTCTTGACCTAAGTCTAATCGTTCAGCAAATGAATGTATGGCTGTTCCTATATTGGCTGCTTTGTTTGCACCTGCTACTTCCATAGCATCTTCAATCAAAGAGTTAACTGCCATTTTATCTTCTTGTGCTGCTGTAATTGATAGAAGTATATCTGGCCGTGTAGTTAATCCAATTGCTGCCATCCGCATTTTCCAAGCGGTTAATGCTGAAGCATCATCTAATGAATTAGCAATTGTAGTTGCTCTGGTATAGGCAATTGGTTTACCACCTGATGGTGGAACTACTAGCGGTCTACCGTATCTATCTCTATCTATCTCTACTCTTGCCATGTTCTCCTTTATGAGTCAGCCCTGAGAAAGGAGATAGCCGAAACCAGGGCTGCTCAAGATTAGTATATCACATACTAGGCTTCAGGATAGCACGACTCTACTATAAGGTCGTCTACCCATACATCACCATCAACTGTTAGGTTGATTTCAAATGCATCCTCAATAATTTCTCTGGCTGCATCTGCATTAGGTGCTTCTATACCTGTAACTGTGGCTGTAATACTTACTGTTGCTGACCATGACTTAGTTAGTTCATCGGCACCTATGTCTTTGAGTAACTCATTGACATCGTCTACCTCACATACTATTTCGTGATGGTCTGTTTCATATCTAGCCTGGAAGAACTCTTTAACATCATACTTAAGACTAAGTAGTTTGCGTTCTAACTGGGCTATTTCTGTTCTATATGCTTCGTCTTTATTAATAATATCTACTAAAGACTGGTGAGTAAATACATAATTGTTACCATTTACCTCAATGGATACTGTTGGTTCAGCACCATCTACTTCTGCATATCTCATCACTCTATCTCCTGTTCTTGGTATAACCACGCATCAAGGTGGTGCCCTTCCACAATGGCGTGGGCAGGCGCTGAACTCTGGCCACGCCAGAATACACCTTCTGGTAGTTCTATTGGTCTATTATAGTTCTCATCATTACATGCTTCAATAGCATGCAAACAAGGTTGTACCATTGTTAATGGTACTGGTGGGTAATGATTGCTTTGCAGATGCATTGCTATCTGTTGGTCTAGCGGTATAGTTGATAACGCTAAATCTTTTGCAAAATTACCACCCATTATTTAACCTTAATAGATGTTTGTATAGGGCTTGCGCCTTCAAGTGCATCACACTCTTGACACCAGTAACCATATAAACCATTAGCAAAAAGTGATTCTGATACTACTCGTTTTTCTTTTCTACATACATTACATTCTTTGATTGCAGATATTATACTCATTATGATACCAACAATTCAAGTGCTCTAGATTTAATGCCATCATTACGACCAGCCATTGTGCTAACTGCAAGGTTCTTGCCTTTAGCATTGTAGTCAGCCCACTCTACAATTGCGTGCCACATACCAAACTCTGTGTTCTGTATGTTCTCTTGTGTAGGTGAGGTTGCATATATATCAAACACTTTTGCTCTGGCTGACATTGCATTTGTATACTGTCTTTTCTCTGGTTTAG